TGAATTGTTTGAGTTTGATTATACTGCATCTTAGTGTGACTCTGCCTTTTTATATGCTTTATCGTATATTTCATCCCACCTCGCTTTTGCAACTTTGGGATCTAAATCAGGCTCGGGTTTGTATTGTATTTCACCCTGTTCGTCTTTTGTATAACTAACAACAGTCCCGTCTTCTAAAGTAAGCTGATATTTTTTAGCTTTGTTCACTTTCACACTCCAATATGTCTTGATGTATTTCTCTACGGACCAATACCTTAACATCTTTATCTAATTTAGTTATAACTTTTATATCCGAAACTTTAGGCACCCAAGTCTTCCAATTATTCGCTTCATGTATAACTGCATCTTGAAAACCATACTCGACAGGTTCCAAGTGATGTTCGGTATTGATGTAGAAACTATTCAAAGTCATCCTTAATCGATTGTTCATATTGTTCCTGACGACCCGCTATAGTTTCTTCAATATTAACTTCCAAGTTATCTATTTTCTCTAAAACCTTCTTTGTATGTTCTGCGGGTACGTAAGTCTTAATTAAATATCTAACTTCAGACAATATGTGATCATACCCGTCGTATGTGTGGTATCTATACTTACTCATCACACTCACACCCTTCATCACGTTTTACGTCTCTAATAGTATCTAGTACGAAACCTAGACCTGTTATTTCGCTAGGCGCGCAATCAAGAGCCATTTGAGTAAACAATCTTAACCCCGCGTGTGCAACCATCGGCGTCCCAAGAGGATCTGCTTTTTCTATTGCATCCAACAGTTCAAGATTGAAATCGTTATACAGTTTTTCTTCATTTATTTTTGGTTTTGCCATATCTTTTTTTGTATTCATTTACAAAGCGTAGCAAAACTTGTTGTACTGCGCAAGTTTTTTGTTTATTATTATATTAATCAATTGGAGAAAATTATGAACAAATTAAATAAATTAATTGACGACACCCTTTCAAATCAAGCCAGAGAAAAAATTGGCAAACCTCAACCAGACCATACAAATACGCTGTTTGAGCAGATCAATATGATAAATCTGATGGTAGAGGTGATGCTTTATATTAAGATACATTATCCCTCAGTTTTTGAAAAAGCATACAGGGAGGTGATCAAAAGTGACAATAGGTAAACCCATACGATGTTACCCTCTCAAAAAGAAAGACGGTAAATTTATATACTTGCCTTACGATAAGACTGAGTTTGATATTACGTTTGTCGGCGACAACGCTGATCTCGAAACAATCCAGGAGTATTGGCAAGCCATACAGAAACCTGAATACAACCCACGCGAAACCGTTAGTCAAAACCTTATGCACATCAAAAACAATATAGGGTATTGGCCTGAACCTCTTTACAACGACAACGTGGTGCAGACCACCCTGTTAGAATACGAAGAAGATTCACCTTTTATAGACATGTTTAAAAAGCAAGCTGCTTTTGAGAAACGACAACAAGAAGGAGATACTAAACGAGTTTACAGAGAACCCGATTGGGAACTTGATGATGAGATACCATTTTAATAGGAGATAGAAATGAAACAGATACCTGAACTAGAACAATATGAACCAACTCAAAAAGGCGACGCACTTGTTGTCTTTGATATACCTAACGAACTCTACCACTCTGACGTGGGTAAGAGTTCCAGCTTTTTTCGTAAGTTTGGTGAAAGTCAAGTACACGCGCTTGAAGTAGAACAAGAAACCACCTCGGCTATGAACTTTGGTACCGCAGCTCACTATATGTTAGTAGAGGGCGACGAAGCCTTTCATAATAATGTAGGTGTTATTTTTGGATCTCCGTATACAAAAGCTAACAAAGAAATGAAACAAGAGTTTTTAGACAGAGGCCTGGTTGTTATCAACGAAGCTGATATGCAAGCCATCAACCAAATGGATGCCTATATGATTGAAGAGGGCAAGATGTATCTGGACGGAGACGGCAAAATACCCGAGGCATCTTTCTATTGGTTTGAAGACGACGTGTTATGTAAGTGCAGACCAGACATCATTTGTAAACCTCAAGGTCCACATCAAGATTATGAGATAGTCGTAGTTGATTACAAAACCACCTACTCTTGTAGTCCTGAGTCGTTCAAAGAATCTGTATTGAAATACGGATACGCAGAACAAGCCGCCTGGTACAGAAGAGGTATGGAAGCTGCGGGATACAAAGTCAAAGAGTTTGTGTTTGTCGCGCAAGAAAAGAAACCACCATTTGCTAGTAAGGTATTTAAGATAACTAACGAACAAATGGACGTGGCTTGGCTGACTATGGAAGAACATCTACATGCTTACATGCGACATCTGAAAGGAGAAAAGCCAACTGTATACAACAGCCCTAATGTTGTAACTTTGGAGCTAGATGATGAAGTATGAAGAAATAAAGAAACTTGCAAACGAAAGAAAAGAAACAGAAATTAAATTACGTGAACAAGTAGATAAAAAAATAAAAATGTTAATGGATGCAGGTTATGCGAAACAACAGGCATATAGAATGTTGGTTGGTAAAGTTGTAGATTTTAGAACTTTGATGCGTTGGCATGAAGGAGATACTATGAGACCTTTTATAATTGATAAGTTAAAAGATTTAGTAGAAAAGGATGACCAAGATTAATTCCAGAAACAAAGGCGCTCAGTTTGAGAGAGACGTTGTACGTATACTCAATAACTTCTTTATAGAGGAAGGTATAGACTTTCAAACGAAGCGCAACCTGGATCAATATCAGCAAAGTGATCTTTGCGACCTGCAAATACCAAACCACGCGATAGAGTGTAAGTTCTACAAAGAAGGCGATTGGGTAAAGCCTGAATGGTGGCGACAAGTGTGTGCAAGTTGCGAAGACAATATACCTGTGCTTATTTACAAATACAACCGCAAACCCATACGAGTTTGCATACCTCTGTACGCGATCAATCCTGATTGGGTACGCGACAACCAAGCTATAGCCGTTATGACTATGGACGATTGGTTATCTATCTTAAAAACGAATTGGGATTTATACGGAAAGTGCTAGGTTGAGCAAGGCACTCTAACGACTCCTAGCGTAGCCGAAACGATTACAGTGAAGGTTTACTGGGGGCAGCAACCTCACCTGGAGACGAATCGTTTGACTCATTCATACTAGGTGGTAAATCAGCAGCTTTCGGCGCACTTGGAGCCGAACTCTTTTCAGCTGGCAAGAACGATTTGATTTCGTTGCTTGGACCATACTCGTCATCTTCAACTTCGACTACTCTAGCTTCAAAAGTTTTACCTTGAAACTCCCAAGCAGTTTTAGGAACTTCGGTAAAACCTACAGCTTTGGCTAGACGAGCGAAGTCATTATTGGCGTATGTTCTAATTTCTTCTTGTTTTAGTTTATCGTCATTTACATACCAAAGATTGAAGTTTTTTCTTAACTTCCAACCAGCGTATTTATCACCTGTCACTTCAGTCTCTAGCCTTAAATATTCGTTACCAGCTTTTGACGTTGTCTTTTCGCAAGACAATATAACGACAGGGTAATCTCCCTCTGGAATTGCAGAGCTACTCTCTGCGGCATCCAAATCTATATCCAATCCTTCAAAGTCACTCATTCTGCACCTCCTGCAAATCCGAGTTTGTTAATTACACTAGCTAGATCAGGTGACTCAAACCCGTCTAACTTACCTGAACGATCCTTGGCAATATAGTTCTGTCCAATTCTCGTTTGTAACCATCTTGAGGTGACGGTTTTACCTTCTTCATTTTCGTCGTCAAACGTACGAAGAACCAAAACTTCATCAAAGAAGTAAGGTATCTGCGTAGGAAGTTTGGCGCCAACCATCATCGGTTGATAATGATAAGCTCCTGTCTGTTCGTCACGCTCTCTGCTTTGTTTAGCAATGAATATGACGTGGACAGGTAGGTCCCTGAACCTACGCATCGTTTTAATCATCACTTCGATAACCTCTCCGTACGCACGTCTGGGATCTTTGCTTTTGGCCTTTTCTTGCGAAAGCAAGATTTCAGCCATTTCAGTAACACTATCAAGACAAACGGTATCGTATTGTAGTGTTCCGTTTTCTAGTAGTTGAGCTATCTCTTCAATCTCAGAAGCTTCCTTGACCTCGATTGCATCAAGATCAGGAGCATCTTTAATAGAGAGAAGACCACTCTCCATACTAACGACTAATGTTTTACCAGGAGCCGTTTGACAAAGAGTTGTTTTACCCGCACCACTTTCGCCGTATACTAAAAGTTTGGCGCCTTGCGACTCAACTAAATCGCTCGGTGACTTGATGCGTTCTTGGATACTTGTGTTCATTGTTTTCTCCAGTTGTTAATGTAAATGTTTTCATGCTACAATCACAAGAAAACACAATTAGACATATAGTACAGATGAACAAAGCAAAAATCAACCCGAATCAATGGAAGATTAATTACTTTCATAGACAACAACAACTAGGCGAAAAAGAATTGATGGATTTATACAGTCAAGGATTGGAGCCTGAATTTAAGGAGCGTGAAGTGAAACGAGTAACACTAAGTAGTTATATTGAATTTTTAGGCATAGATACCGCAGCCGATCTATTCGACTGTTCGCCACATACGGTGAAGGCTTGGAGGTATGGCAATAGACAGCCATCAACTGAACAGGCTAAAAAGATAATAGTGGCATCTGGGGGCAAATTGGATTTCTTTTCTATTTACGGTCCCATAGATGAGTCAAAAGATAAAAGTGAAACGGTTGAATAGTGCTAAACGTCAAAGCGTCCGCGCAGGATACTGCGTTGGAACTCGCTCTTGCGTATGCGGAAAGTGGTTATAGTCCTGTACCATTACTGCGCCATAATAAAGTCCCACCAAAAGAACTAGGTGGTTGGCAAAAGTTCAAAGAACGACAACCGACGACAGAAGAAATAACAAAATGGTTTCAAGGCCGTGATGACCTTGTCGTAGCCTTGATATGTGGTAAGTTTATTGTTGTTGATGCCGATACACCCGAAGCTGTGAACTGGGCAGAAACTAACTTACCTAATACACCTTGCAAGGTGGCGACGGGTAAGGGTATGCACTACTACTATAATAACCCTGAAAATTTCACAACCTATGTTGCTAGAAGAACTGATACTTCAGATCCTGCTAAACTAATTGATATTAGAGGAGAAGGTGGACTTATTATAGCGCCTTACAACATCCATGCTACTGGTGCTATATACGAGCCTAAATTTATAGAGGAGTGGGACTGGCATGATACTAATGATTTACCCGATCTAACAAAAGAACACTGGGAGATGATTACAGGTGTAGATAAAGTAAGCACCAAAAGCATCTCTCAACCTTTTGAACTGACAGGTGTAGTACAGGGTAGTCGTAATGATAATGCTGCTAGATTAGCAGGCAACCTTATAGCTAAAGGCGTGTCTATAGAAATGGTAGAGTTTTTTGTGCAGTCTTGGAATCAACAAAACAAACCACCTTTACCAAGATCAGAAGTATCTACCACAGTAAACTCTATACAAAAAACACACGATAGAAAAAACCAACAAGCCCCAGCCTTTATACAACGTACTTACAATGTAAAAGAACCTACAGACCTTTATGAACCACCAGGCATACTTAAAGATGTCTACGAATATTCTGAAGAGATAGCACAGATACAACAACCATCTTTATCTTTGCAGACGGCTTTAGCGTTAGGCTCCGTTGCGCTAGGTCGTATGTATAAAACGGATATGAATAATTTTTCATCTTTGTTCTTTATGTGCATAGCAAAATCTGGACAAGGTAAAGAAAATGTAAAAACAGTAATTGAAACAATATTAGAAGGGGCAGGCTTTGAAGATTTGATGGCGGGTGACGGCTATACGTCCAGTGGCGCAGTATATAGTTTACTGCGTCACAAACCCACACACGTAACTGTAATGGACGAGTTTGGTAAAAGACTAGAATCTATATCAA